CATAACGAGCTTGCTGTTGTCTACCAGTGCGATGATCGCATAGCGGTCAGCTACAACGGTGTTTTTCTTCGTGTCGATGTTTCTGTCGCGCTCTACTCTTACGCCGGTCTTGATGAATGCCTTTACAGCATCTCTCTTGCCGATGTAGATGGAGTCTTCGATAACAGCCTTGCTCTCATAGACAGGAACACCGGCAACAGTTCCGATGTAGCCGGTCCTTACGTAAGCCTCAACATACTTGAGGTCATCAGCGAGTGCTTTGCGGATCCATGCCTTATTAGTCGGATTGACCAGTGCGAACAGGCCTTCCTCTTCCTCCGGGAACATTGCCAGAGCGTCTGCGAAGAGGTTGAAGAGGTAGTTGTTAGCTGTTGTGCTGAAGTCACATGCAAGTGTTCTCAGCGACTTGCTGTACTCTGTGATAGCTGCAGCTGTCCACGCATTGACCATGCTCTCGGAAAGAGTCTGCAGTTTTGCATCGATGAGAGTAGGATCAGAGAACTCATCGTCGTCGTACCAGCGAGTCTGTCCCTGTGTACGGACTGCTGTATAGGTCTGCTCAACATATCCTGCATCGATGAAGCCGGTGTTGCCATCGCCTCTTGCGAGCACTTCAGCAGAGCCTGTGCCAGTATAAAGGTGAACCTTCTTTGTGAGGCCAGGTGTGCCTTCAAGTGAGTAGTCAGGTGTCAGGAATCTGTTGACATCAAGTTTGGTTGAAAGAATACTTTTGATTTTGTTTTCGAGGACAAAATTCGGGTATCCATTGAAGTTGAAATCTGCCATTTTTTAGTCCTTTCTTAGCTTGTTAAAGCCTTGTAGAGTTCTGGGTTGTTCGTGTATAGATCTGCCTGCTCACGGATGGACATAGCCGCGAACTTCTCCTTCGTGATCGTTCCGTCCGGCGGCAGGTTCTTCTTAGGTGTTGACGAGCTGAGTCTGCGCTCGACCTCGGCCTTGACCGATGCCTTGAACGCTTTTTCAAGTACCGCTATGTTGCCGTTCATCGTCTCTGCGTCTTCTGCGACTACAAAATCGACCAGCTCAAGCGACAGTCCCTTTTCTCCTAAGATCTTGCTGGCTTCTGCTGAGTTCTCCGCAAGAGTTAGCCGGCGTTCCTTTTCAGCAAGGTCCCGCTCCCTCTGTTCCAGCTCGTACTCATAACGCTGCTGTGCGTTCATCTGCGCCAGCTTTTCTGCCTCACGCATCTTGCGGTTGTTCTTCTCCTCCTGCTTCTTGAGCGCCGATGTCACCCGGCGGTCAGTCTCCTGCTGGAGCAGTGCGTCAACCTCTTCCTGCGTATAGGTCTTTGTAGTTGGTTCAGACTTCTGCTCGTCTGCCCCGATGTTTGTGTTTTCAAGTTCTGCCATGATGTACAGCCCTTCCTTTCTGCTTTGGAGTTGCGATATTTCACGCCCCTCACTGTAGTGATTCAGTTAATGCAGCCATCGCACACCGGCAGTTCGGATGTGCCGGTATAACGAGGTTGTCTATGTCGAAGATCTGTTCCTGCAGATCTGCGCATACTTCACAGCAGTCAGGTTCAGCGATGATGCGGTACTTCGTGAAGCCCGCGTCTTTGTACCTGTCCTGCGTTGCCTTGTTCTGGGCATGAGCCGTCTCTGTCCTCACAAGGCGCCGGGCGTTGTTGTATGCCTCCCGGAAGGCATCATCGAATATGTTGCCGTATTCTGCGGCGGTAGGTCCTATCTGGTCCGCTATAAGACTGCTGACAAGCTGTGCTGTCGGCTGACCGCGTGATACAAAATCAAAAAGACCATCCTCAAGCTTCTGCATGAGTAGGTCTTTGTTTTTCCATATCCTGTTTGACAGGTCCTTGCCGTCTGCGCACCATATGCTCTGCACGACTTGCTTCGCTGCTTGCGTATCGACTACGGTGTATAGTCCGAAGCGGTCTCCGAGCACATCCTTCTCAATAAGGCTCTGCTCTTTGTAGACGGTCACCAGCTTGCTGTCTATGGCCTTCGTCTGCTTCAGCGCGAGCTTTGAAAGCTCGTCATTGCACTGGTTCATCAGCTTATAATAGCGGTCGGATCTGTACAGCTCGCTTGGCTCTATCACGCCATCCTTGTTTTTGAGCTCCTCTATAGTGCTCATGAAGAGGCGTTTGAGATCCTTGCCGACTCGCATGTACTGGCGGCCCAGCTCTCTGTCGAGCTCCTCGACCGTCTTGTTGTACAGCTGCATCCGCTGACGCATCTCGCGCCGTTTCCAGTAGGCCTTATTCTTCTTCTGTTGCAGCTCTATCCTCGTCATAGCTATCCTCATTCATCGAGAAGCTATACAGCTCCATCGACTCCTCCCTCTCTGCCTTGACGCGAGCCATCTCCTCATCGACATCCTGCACGAATGGCAGAAGCGTGAGCAGAGTCTCCTGCGACACGATGCCACGGAGCTGGTTCACTATCTGCACCGTCTCCGTGAGGTCGCTCGGAAGGTTGCGTGTAAAGGTGATCTGCGCTTCACGCCACAGCGCCTCCTCTGTCGAGCCTATGAGCCCGAGGATGGCAGATATCAGCTCAAGCCTCCTCTGCAGTGCCTTCCTCATGTTGCTCTCGATAGAGCTTGCCGCATTCTCGAAGCCTACAAGCTTGTAGCGCATCGCAATGCCGCTCTGAGCCATGAACTTGTCATCGTTGAAGTCAGGTGAAGCGCTTATCTTGTGAATCTGATCATTGACGTTCTGCAGCATGTTCTGGATCTGCGTATCGCCTATATTCTTTGTCAGATACTGCGCATCGGCATCAGCGTCCATCATGAGCACCCTGTGCTCCTTCATGCTGACAAGGTCTTCCTCGTCTGCTGTGATGCCCTTGAGTACCAGGTACGCATCAGCGAATGCCGCAAAGTCATCCACCTCACTGCTCAGGAGCTCGTTGTATGCGTCCTGCAGGCTCAAGATCTTGTCGAAGATGCTGACCTCTTCTGCATTGAGGCTGAACACCGTGACCGGGCACTGTCTGAAAAAGTGCTTCTCTTCGTCTATGAGGATGAACGACGCGAACCCTGCGCTTGAACGATATCTGGTCACCTTGTCTTCGGAGTAGACCTCGACGATGTAGGTGTCGGACAGCTCGTTGACAAGGCTCTCCGTGTAGAAGCGCACCACATAAAGCAATTCGCTCGACAGTGTGTTGTCGTAAACCGGAATACAGCTGCGAGGGTCAAGCGTTCTGAAGCGCTGCTTACCCTCTTCATCGATGTAGTTGATCTCGAACGCCTTGCCGAATATGAGCGCATTACGCAGGAGCTCACTGTCTTCTGCCTTGACGTCGTTGTACTTCAGCACGTCGATGATGTCCTCGAATCTGCCGTCGTTGTCGTAGCCTATCTCGATGCCTGTCATGTATCCGAGATAGTTCTGCACGATGTTGTAGCAGTAATTGACTACGACCTTATTGCAGGGCTTGCCGGTGTCGGTCGCTACCTTCTGCGTGATGGCTTGCTTGCCGTTGTAGTAGTTGTAGTATGTGTTGAGCTTCGGAAGGTCCCAAGTCTGAAACGTAGACAGGATCTTGCCGAGGCGGTCTGTTGTCAGTTCTTCGTTTCTGTCGATCTGATACATTGTGTTCTCCTATAGTCCGAGTAAGGACTTGTCCACTGCTGTGAATTTGTGCTGGTCAAGAGCCTGGAGCGAATAGCGCAGCGCATCAAGGCTGTGGTTGAACATGTCTATAGGCTTGTTGGTATACTCGCCTGTTGCCTTGTCCTTTATCCACGAATAGTTCTCGAGCTCCATGATGATGTTCTCACATGACGGATGCACGATAAGGTTGTAGCCCTGCAGACGCTGGATGCCGTGAATGATGCTGTCCTTGCCCTTTGCCGATTCTCTTATGCGCTGGATCCCGCACCGTCTTATCTCTGCGACGCTCTTCGGCTCGGCTGAGTCTGCGATTATGGTGCTCTTTGCAAACCCCATGCTCGTGATTATGTCGGCTATCTGCTGATTAGTCTTGCCGGTGCCTGTGAACTCTCTGAAGATGTAAATATCATCGCCCTTGACGATGCTTGCGACTATCGCTGTCGGGTCATTCGTGAAACCGAAGTCGAGCCCGACTACCAGCTTGCCGTCTGTCGGAGGCTCGAAGGCTTCCACCCTCCAATTGTTGTAGACCAGCTTATCAAGGCTGCAGAACTCACCCAGCGCATAGATGCGGTAGTACGTTGGGTTCGTGTGTATCTTCTGCTCGAGGCTCTTAATGTATTCCTCCGGCAGGAAGCGGTTGTCCTTGTATGTGGTCTTGACTATCAGCGTGTCATCACCGACCTGCGCGGTCTCTGCGAACCACTTCCGGTAAACATAATTGACCTTGCTTATCGGGTTGAAGGAAACGAACATCTGGAGGTTGGACGCTCTGGCTCTGAGTCGCAGATCTAACTGGTCGAAGTCCTCCTCGATGAGTTCCGTTGCCTCCTCGATCCAGATGTCCGTGATCCCGACAATGGACTTGATGCGCTCTGCATCATCGAGGCCCTTGAAGAGGAGCGTGGACTTCGGCAGCTCAATTGCGTAATCAGTTATCTTGACCTTGCACTTTTGTCGAATGCCCCACGCATCGAGCAGCTCGAGCATCAGCCTCCAGCACGAGTCCTTCTGTGAGTTGAGAGTCTTCCTGATGATGAGCACCTTGCGCTTATCTGTGAGCGCCTTACTCAGTATCTTCTGCGCAATGAATACGGACTTGCCGGAACCGGCGCCTCCGTAGTAGACCTCGTACCGATGCGAGTAGTCATTGATATACGGCATATATGCCTTGTTTATGTCGATGTCATACCGCATTGAAATGTATCTCTATGCCATCGCTCTCAACAT